GCGGCCCCAAAAAACATGATGTTGCTTGTTGGTGAGTCAGGCAGTGGGAAGAGCCTGTTCACACAGTCTATTGTGAATCAGATCATCAATAACCCCCGTAAGATCCCACTAGCATATTTTACACTTGAGATGAGTCTTGAAGATGTTATGGACCGTTTCCTCTCGTTTCGAGAGGGAATCAGCCCTGATGATTTGGGCAAACCGGATAAGCCAGAGCGTGTCAAAGGCATCATAGAACGTGGCAAAGAACGTATGAGGAAACTCGACCACTTCCACATCTATGATCCTGCTGGTATGTCCTCTTCTGAGTTGGACAGGTGGATTACACAATCCAAAGAAATATGGGCAGACAAGAAAGTATTGCCCCCCGATGGATACAATGTGGCCGTGCTTGATCTTGCTACCATGCTTGAAGACTTCGGGGATATGAGCCCACAAAGGATGGAGCAAGTTGCAAACAGGCTTAACCTTTTGTTCCGCAAGCATAATACTTTTCCTATTCTTGTAGCTCAGACAAATGAAAATCAGATGCGTCGAGAGCGTAGGTTCAAGAAGCCAGAGGATGTGAACTACTTCCATATCTCCCGTGAAGACATAAAGGGAGGTTCGGCATTGTTCGAGAGGTGCCGTGTGGTTGCCTCCCTTGTCCGTAGGAGGGAATTACTGAAGAGGTACTTCAGAGACGACATTGAGCTATGGGAATCACAGAGGGATTTAATTGAATTTAGCACGTTGAAAAACAACAACGGGCCTCTGTTCCATACGAATTTTGCATTTGAATATGATCCAGCTTACAAGATAATCCCCTATAATCCAGAGATTGACAAAAAAGAAGGGGAATAGGAATGACGCTTGTGAATACATTTGAGGAGTAAAGGGGTATCCATGAAAATTCGAGACAAGAACATAAAAGAAACGGTGGATGTGGCATGCAAAGAATGTCTATCCTATTCCTGTTATTGGCCACGGCCTAACCCCGGCAGATTTGTGCAAGGGCGGGGGTATTCTCGATTTGGGGATGATAGGGACAAGCAATGGATTTGTGGTAACAGAGAGATTCGTGGTTGTCCAGAAATTCCCGAACTCAGATTGGCAAAGGATAAATAGTATGGATAACCAAGATAAAATAGATAATCTGAGGATGGATGCCCATTTTGAATTATCTGGTCTTATTGACGACTCATCTTTTGCAAGGGATGCAATAGTGGCTTTGTACGGAACCTATGACGATTCAACCCATATAAACAGAGAGGGGGAGATTGGTGCGGATATAGACGATGCCATCAAGTGAGTAGCCGATAGTATGGAAGATGAGCAAATATAAGAAGATGCCAATAGATACTGAGATGGAAAAATCTCCTTTTTATGTTCCGATTGAAAAGCTCATTAGCCCCATCGGAATAGATCTACCATGTCATGACTTAACAGAAGAAGAGATTGAATTACTGAGAAAAAGTAAGCAGGAGATTCAACAGAAGTGTTTTCTTGTTCTTGATAGCAAGGGGCTACGTATTGAATTTAGGGGAGAACCCAACGCATCGCAGGCAATGGAAGAAGACTAATGTTATGTGTCAACATTCTTTTTTCCACTGAACGATCCGCAGTATCCCCCTATACTGAAGAGTTGTCTTGAGGTTTACATCAAGCGCATTGCAGACAGTCTCTATGCGTCTATTCCTTCTCCTCAGAGATATGATAGAATGATTTCAGCGAACATTCAAGGGGGATCAAGTGACACAGTATCTCGTTATAACATAGACAAATTCAAACAGACCAATCTTGTTTATCCATTCACTGCGTTCAACGTACAGGAACAGGTGATAGATGAGAAGAGAAAGAATTATTATGGTCTGGCTGGGAAGGGTGCTACGGGAGCAACGGGATGGAGTGATTCACTTGATGCATGGATAGCTGTGATACCCTATACAGTGGAAATACCCCTCATTTCGTTCTTCTCAAATCCACATGACTATTTGCAGGCTCGGACGATACTTCAAAGAGATGCGGCTTCTCTTACTCGCTACTATGTTCCTCTGCGTATAAATGGTAGAATTACTCAAACTTCTTTCAATGTTAATATGGAAGTGACTAAGGGACAGTATGCGTTTGAGTTTGAGGAATATCTCAGAATCAACAAGATTTTTGATGTTGTGCATACGTCCGTTCTCGAATACGAAGAAGTGATAATTGATCCTAAAGCATCCTACTCAGTAAGCACAAAGATTCTTGAGGTTCTTTCTGTAGATGATATCCCAGAGACTGTCGATGCTACCATTCCTTACATTGTGTCTGTCTCAGTGGTTGATGATGAGACAGCAGTGATAAGAGAACCTGTTCAGATTACTTTCTCAGAAGAGATGCTTGATGATGAACCATTGATTGACCAGTCTATTTATTTCACCCCTGAGTCTACCATTGAATACTCATGGGATGACACTAAGACGATTCTCTCTGTTCAACCGACGGGGGGATTTACAGCTAACACATATTACATACTTGAGATACTTGCATTCCCTGTGTCGAAAAATTACATACCAATAAGTGCAGGGCAAACACTTGGATTTACTACAGGAGCAGTATGATACAAAATTCAATAGCGCATTACGTTGGAGCACTCAATACAGCACTGACAAAACATGGGGTAAATCCTAATTCAGTTCTGTGGATCAGTAATGGAAAGAACAGAATCTCCTATGCTGATTTTATGGAAGTGGTTAGATCAATCGACTACAACCAACGGGCTAAATTTGATGGGCTTATGATTGCGGGGGCCGACTTCTGGATAACGATTGAATATGTGGCGAATGCTTCTACAGGGCGATCCTTCACATTTCAATACAATAGGGTAGTCTCAGACAAGATGACTGAGTATGGGTTATTCCTGAAAAGGAGTTCCGGCCAGAGTCTCCTGACACCGGCTACCCTCACTTCATTTTTTGCTTAACATACATTAAGTAGAAAAATCGTAAAATTTCTCTCTCCTGGGTATTTTTTGTTTGACTTCGGGGGCCGCATACCATATATATAATTGAGGGGCAGAAGAGAAAGGCCCCGAAAAGAGGAATAGGAAAATGAACGGAACAATGAATGCCAACAGCACAGGATACGCGTATAATGGCGGCACCGTCGGCAATGGCTATGATGTCATCATCAAGCGTGAGTCAGACAGAGTAGCGCTCGTCAATATCATCCACGTGAGCTCCAAAACGGAATATCTGGGTGAGCTGTATGTAGAGCATGATACTGACCTACAGGCCATGGCTGTCCGAGTGGGTAATATGCCCGGCACATATATGGCATATTGTGGGTGCTCTGAGTCTGAGGAGGATGACGGATGGGACGACTACGCCGACCGTTGGAATTGCCTATGATAGATCGCAGAGGGGCGGCCCGCCAGGGCTGCTAATGCGGGAGGCCGGTCCCAACCCCGGCCAGAGAGGGAGAACGAAATGAACGAATATGATGAACACTGACAAACTCAGAAGTGAACATGGGGGCATCCGCAGATACGAGTCAGGATGCAGATGTGAATTGTGCCTTGGAGCACATGCCAAAAGATCAGCAGACAGAAGGGAGAAAAGGAAAGCTGTTGGACTGTGCCCCGATTGCGGAAAGAAACCAGAAGCAGGGACTATCTATTGTGACCCATGCACAACGAGGAAGAACAAGAAAGGAGCATAGGGTTATGGACGCAAAGGCTCAGTATGAAAAAGATCAAGCAGCATTAAAGAGGTGTGCCCCGTGCGAGTGTGGTGGAAAAGCCGAATGGGGTAGCGGATTTCTCTTTTGCTCAATATGCGGGTATGAGACCGGTTACAGTTGGATAGGTAGAGGAAGTGTTTATGAGTGGAACCAGAAAAATAAAAAAAGGAAAACCGAAACGGGTGGGCATAAGCAGTGATGGAACGCAGGGTAAAATTTTTATGAAACTGATTTCAGCAAAAAACTACGGCCACAAGAAACCTGTGGCTATTTCCCGCTACGAATTCCGTGCAGGTAGTAACGGCTATTTGCCGAGGGATCGTGGATCAAGTGCATCAGAACATACAGGTGGAATGGCTTACTTCTGGACGGACAAACAGATCAAGCCAATCTTATGTCTGGTTTTCTGTTCGGTTGTTGAGGCCACTCAGAAAAAGGTTATCTTTAACGGAGTGGAAACAGATAACATCGGAACAATTTTGCCAGGATATGGGGACTACATTCTTGAATTTTGATTGACAGAAAATGTCCCTGTGATAGTGTAGCGTAGAATTTACTGGAGGAATAAAGACTATGTGCAAACTCAAAAACGACCGGGTGACTGGCCTTCTGAGCCGGTTGCGATCTGTAGAAAAAGATGGGGTATCATCCCTTGACAATCAAGCCCTTGCAACAGACATTGCAGAGCTATACTATGTGTCAAAGGAACTGGAGAAATATCAGGATCTCCTTGAGGCTGCCGCTGTAGAACGGAAATTGCCCATGACTCAAATTCCTGATCTCGAATTGAATGTGCAGGTAAAAGCAGGCAACAATTTGAAGACTGTGAACCTTGCCTCTATCTTTGAATGGTTCAAGGGTAAGAGGCGTACTGACGATTTCTTGTCGTGCGTGAATTTTGTTCAGTCCTTAGCAGCATCATCTCTTGCTAAAGATGATGCTGCATGGAAAGTAATCAATGAGGCTACAGAAGTAAAACTGTCTGAGAAACTGATTGCGTCTGTCAGCAAGATGACTAAGCAGGAATTGAAGGAAGCAAATCTGAGGAAGTAATTTTATGTGGAAGCGTATCAAAAAACTATTCCAGCATGATTGCTACAATCGGAAAAGAATAGTGGGATGGTCGAATGAAACGTTCGGCCCCTACTATATCACTACCAATGTCCAGTATGAATGCAGAGTATGCAGGAGGAAATTATGAGCTATGATTATGCGCATGAACGTAAATATATATTTACTGAAGACGGGATAAAACAAATGCTGTCTATTCGCGATAGGGCTTCTGATTTGTTAGAGGACTCTGGGGCGGCTATGCTGTGGTCTTTGATGCTTGGGGAGACTGGTGGTTCGTTCGAGATATTGGCGTGCATTGATTATCTTGTGGAGACCGGGTTTTTGTGTGAAATAAAATATGAATGCAGAGCTCAGGATAGAATTTTTATTCGGGGAGAGAAATAGCATGGAAAAAGACGAATTGATACAAACACTGATTGAAGAATTCAGGGGTCAAATTGTTGACCCCGAAATAAAATTTGACTTCCTTTACAGAGAAGATGAACTGGAAAGGCTGGAGGTGATAAATGAGGAGTATGAGTATGATTATTGATATTGCAATTGTAGCCTTTTGGATATTAGCATTGTCTTTTGTAGTGGTGACTGCTGTATGTGCTGTGATAGATTATGCGATACGAAGAGAGGATGAAGATGAGCAGGATTACATCCCATCGTGGTATCATCCAGAAGATGAGGATGAAGATGAGTAACGATCGGATATATGTTCTCTCACTAGAGTGTTTCTTTCTGTGCTGGCCTTTTGTTGGTTTAACCTGGGCTTATTCTATGAGCAAATCCAGGCCTGAACAGATTAGCACGTTTACAGACGCTGAAAGAAATATCTGTTTTGTGGTTACTGAATCCAGCGATGGACATCCACTGAGGATTGATCCGATAGACTGTAGTAAGATCAAATGAGGTATATTAGCAATGGATAATCTGACTGTTGAAAAACATTTCAGTTCCCTAAACTATAGGGGCCAACCTGTTACTGACAGAATGGAAGGCTACAAGGAAATTATTGACGAGGAAGATATGCCCGGATTTTATGACGATGAGGCATACTGGGATCAACCAGAAGATGAGGTAAACGAATGACCAACACACTCAAATTTCTACTCATTGCGATTGTGACAATCTATGCCGCATCATTTGTAAGCCTGCTCCTTCTATTGTGGCACTGGATGAATTCCTTTGTGATTGATCCTGATTACGTTTCATTGTTCTCAATAGTTACGGCTAATACGGGGATCATCGTTGGAGCAATAGGAATGCCTGTGTTGCATCACCTGTATAGAGAAGCAAAGAGGGAGGATGAGTAGATGGGAGACGCTGCGGATCTTGCTATTGAAGCAATGGAGAGAGGAAGTTCATGGGTCTACGATCGTAAAGAGAAGAAAACTTTTGAAGTGGATAACATGGTTCTTGTACATACATCTGCATACGATGATACGACGAGGTTTGAGATATGGGGGACAGTCGGGGATGAGGAGGATAAAGAATCAAATGAAGATCAATACGAATCAGAGACCTCCTCTCCTGCCAGAAACCCTCACAATGGTATGTATACTGATGGGTATGTGCTGTGGCTGGAACGTAGGGTAAAGGAACTTGAAGAGGATCTGTGGTAGATGACAAATGAAATCCTATCTCGCGTATATATTGTATATTTTGTCTATTATTGGTTTAATGTCTGGTATGATTCAGTTTGTTATTATTTGGAACCTTTCAACTGATCCCTATTTGTATGCAGCATTGCCTGAATTCTATATGATATTCGTTTCATGTCTTGGAATTCTCATTTTCACAATTGGGTGGCTAATTGTATATCCTATGTGGAGGAAAATGAGATGATAGTTTACATTGTGTTAGCTGTGGGTTTGTTAAGCTGTATGTCTGCCGCCATCGTATATCACGAGAGTGGGGGAAATATCAAGCAAACCGCTGCATCTATCTTTGCGGTCCCTCTTATTGTTGCCATGGAATATGGGATCGTTCAAATTGCTAATTTGATTTCAAAATAAAAGGAAATTAAAATGCTACGTAAAAAGAAAGAGGAACCCTCTGAACCAGTCGTTATCAAAAATCTTTCCTATAAAGAATTACAAAATCTTCTAAAAGAAGTTGAGAGGGTAGATGGGGGTTTTGATGATGCTTGCTGTGATACTGAGAGTATCAACATTGCATTTAAATCTGATGGGACAATTACCGTTTATGCCGATTACATACTTAATTTTGAGAAAGTATTAGAAATTTAACACGGGAGAAAAATGGGATGACATTTAAAGATTTAGAAGGAAAAACAATTTTAATTGCCCGGCAGATGAAAAGAGGGGACACCGGTTATGCAGGATTTCTTGAATTGAAGTTTACTGACGGAACTTCCTGCGTTATTGTCTATGAGGAATACCCTACTCAGATAAACATTATATCAAACTTAGCTGGGCTTGTTGAATTAGCAAAATCGGATGGATGTGGTAATGAAACAAAGGGAGAAAAACAATGAAAGAATTCGAATTGCTGTACCATATAATTCCGAGAAAAGAGAAAGAGCTCGTAAAAGTTTATGCATGGAAAACGGAAAACATGACCGTGGAATATGAAGCAAAAGTGTTCATCCGTAAGGGGTGGATGAAATTTGTTCCACGATTTATCTATGATGCTTTTGCAAGTCCTGATGCTGAATTCTCAGGATCGACACCCTTTTATAAATGGGTAAATGAGGATTATTTCATTACGCATGAATTTGAAATGAACAATGCAGTCCTTGATTCCTTGTTTGATGAACATGGGATTAATTTTAGATTTGAGTTCATCGACCCTCCATTCAAGACAAAGCATAGTGAATATTTTGAAGTGTGGCCAGATAGTGTTATTGAGTTAAATTAATGTGGCACAATTGAGATCCTTACGGAGGTGAAAGAGAATGAGAAGTTTTAATCTCAAGTTTAAGATAGAAGAAGTAAACGAATGCTGCATGTGCTATTGTATATACCTCAACCAGCAGGGAGAGGAAAAAGAGTTGATATCTCAGGGGCGAACTGAGGAAGAAAGCTTACAGACTATGTTCACAACTCTTAAAGCAAAATTACAATCTGACAGCAAAAGCAACCGGCTCTTATTTTTAAGAGGGTAAACTAATTGAATCTACTTATGCTGAAACAGATAACTAAGTGGAGTCTTAAACCTATTTATCTTATCCTTCTAATTCTACTTGTCATATTCTCTGCTGGAATTGCGGTTTGTGATATTGTAGAAGATTGGGTACATAAAAATTAAATGGGTAGCATAGTCAGTTCTCGAAAAGGGCTGGGGAACCAAACTCTGAAGGATATTCGCCAGATGCTCAGTTAAAATTTTGTGTAGCAGACGTGGGGTTGGTTAATACTGGCCCCCTGTTTAATGTTCTGATTTCAGCATGCACAGGATCAAATGCTCTTCTTAAATACTCAATAGCTTTCGATGGATCAGTAGTATCCCCGCAAGTATAGCAGTCAATACTGACAAATCGCTCCTCTTCCCATAGGTGGAGAGAGATATGAGATTCAGCAAGGACAAATAGAATCGATATGCCATAGGGTTCAAATTGGTGACAGTATTCTGATACGATCGTGGTGTTAGCTAACCTGCATGCTTCTCGCATGAGATTATTCAACACGGGTAGTGATCCAACATGGATAGAGTTATGACTACAACCGGTAAAATCAGCTACAACATGTTTTCCAACTATCACTTCTCAGATTCCTTCAATTTGTCAATTGACTCTAAAACCTTCAGAACACGTTTGGCTTGCACAATGTCTTCTGGTGTGACCTTTGGTCCGCTGGAACCAGAATCTCCTGTTCTGGGGCTTCCTGGAGTGTCTGGAAGGGTAATTAAGGGGCTTCCTTCCCCTGATTTACCCTTGGAGATAGCTCCGGCAAGGCCAACCGTAAGGTCATTATCTGATTTGTGAACTTCCCTGTAGGCTGTCATAATTCCACCGAGAGTAAGTTCTGTCCTGTTGTTCACCAGATACTCTTCCAGAATCTCATCAAGTAAGACTTTGACTTTATTTTCAGCATTGGCCTTTCGGAACATACCTGAGACAAAACGCATGTAATCTTCAGCAGATTCTTGTTGAAGACGCTGTTGTGTCGTAAGTTCTTTTTCTATTTCGATCATAGTATAAAACTTCCACTCATAGGCCCGCCTAAATTTGTGTCTGCTGGTGCTTTCTGGTATTCGAGTGATTCGATTCTCTTTTCCAGCCGGATAACTTGTTCTAACAGAAAATACAAAATAAGATGATCGGTTCTACTTTGATCTGCCAGACAAAAATCGTATTCTTTCAAATACGAGTTCGCCTCGTCTATTAACTTTCTAAGTTCTGTGGTCATTTCACCTTCTCCAGTAGATCAACAAAATTCTTCACATCAACTGACTCAAACAGATTCTTCACATCCTTGGTGATGGTTCTTTTGATGTCAGCAATACGTTTTCCAAGTGTGATACTGTTAATCGAAAAACCGTTATCCACATTCAGAACATTTTTGATATACATCCAATCTCTTCCTTCAACCTCCTTTAGATAGAAGGATACGATGAGAATGATGAGGTCACGATAGTCTTTCTTTGATGGGACTTTGAGTGTTGATCCATTGTAGTAATCAATCAGTTTTACCACGTATTCTTCAGGCAGGATCTTATAGAGATAAGAGAGGTCATGTTTCTCTGAGGTTGTCTTGTAGATGAGACCCTTCAGTGCTTCAAGTATTTCAAGCGATGCTTTATCCCTATTCAGTTGATATCCGTCCAGAACGTCTTTAATTTTATTTGTGATGGATGACATAATTTTCTCTTACAGTAGGATAACCCCAAGCGCAGCAATTTTTGTGAGTATCCCCCCCACAATAGCAGCACCTGTCAGTTTAACAGTCTCTTGATACCATGCAGTTTCCTGCCTGTCCTCATACCATTCCTTGCAGAAATCAGAGGAACATGCTTTGTAGTGATATCTGACTGTAGCAGAAGTCCAATCTGTTCTTTTACGAGATATAATCTGAATCTGAATTGGTGCGTTCTCTCTGTTTTCCCATTTGTCGAATTGTATCTGAATACACTTCTGCCAGTTTGCTCCATAGTAAGAAGAACATCCAGATTCGGTTAGGGGCTCAGGAGCAACAGGTTGTATGCTTGCTTCCTGTGTTGTGTTGCATGATGCAAGGAGTATTGCACTTAGAAGGATAAATTGTTTCACGAGAGAATTAGTTTGGTTATCAAAAAAAGTGCCCTGTCTGGCATGGGAGGAGGGAGAACCAGACAGGGCTTAGTTTGGGAGTAAAGGGAGGAGTATTTATTTCTTATACGGGAATGCAGCTTCACACATTTTCTGGACATCAGCCGATGTATGATTCAGAATGCACCCGAGTCTGTCTTTGTCTACTGAGTAGTCCACTTTGGGTAGAGTTGGTTGATTTGGGATTACAGGATCATAGCTTACTATAAGGGGTGCTGTTCGGAAATAGAATGAAGCAGCAAGCACCATTGCAAAAACCACACCAATCGCAACAACAGACTTATGAGTTACTAACCATGACAGATATGGTTGAAGTTTAGCCAGCATTTGTTTTACCATTTTTCCAGACAGAGTACACGTCAAGTGCGATTGGGATGAGAAAAACAGTGACACCCATAACAAACAAGAACGCAGCAAGCGATCCAGTGTAGCTAACACCAAACCCAGAGAGGTCAATAGGGCTACCTGGATTGTGTGTGAGAGCGTCTGTTATATATATGGTTACGCCTGCTATGAACAGTCCGAGGGCAGGGAATCTGAACAAAAGATCCTTTTTGCTGAACTTTGTCTTATGCGAGCCATTAGTTGCCATACTTAATTAGTTTCTTGCCTCTTCTGGAATTTCTCTTGGTTGAAATTCATGGCAGTAACCATTTGGGGGCATAGACCGGTGAAAAACACTGCACCATGGAGAATTTAGTTCTCCCTTATTGGGGAAACCCAGTTTGCATTCATCACAGTGGCCCCCATTCAGTTGAGTCAGATGATCTATTAACTCTCCACATATTCGTTCCCTGTTTGCTTCACTGTCAGTGTTATTGTAGTCATTCGTTAATAGCCTGATGAAAGATAGGTGGTGCATGTTTCAGCCTATAGCTCCCGACGATGCCCTGTTAATTTCGGCAGCATAAATCTGGAAGAACGTATCCCAGGGGAAGTCTTCACAAATATCCCCGTGTTGCCCGGCCTTGATATTGTCTATAGGAGGTTGCTTCCATCCAGTATTCCCTGCATAATCCCAATAAGGAACATCCCTGTGCATGAGACAACCGGGAGATTTCATAGAACCATCAAGATTCAATTCTGCTTTTACAAGTGGAACAAGTGCATACTTCCATTTATCATCGAACGACAACCAGAGCGATTTAATGTATCCTCTACAGGCCTGTGTAAGTTTAGCATGAGCCTCAGATGAATTCTTCCAGTAGGAAGCATCCTGAATAGTTGATCCTGCAATATTGGTAGGATACGGTCCCCATCCAGCTATTTCAATTTCATACGATGTATGTCGAGTATTTTGATTCCCACATCCATAGCATTCAGTATCAGCGGGCATACAGAGATAGTATTCTTCAGTGTCTGCTGATTGATGAACAGATGAATCAATGAATATTTGATTCCCCTTAGCATCTTTTGTAGCATAGGGAGATCCCGGCATATTGGATAAAGGATTACTGAGATATTGAGCAACTCTTAGAGCAGCTTTCTTTCCGTCCATAACAGGAACATGGATCAATAGTAATTTGGGGTGCATAGGATCATAGGGCCTTTTTCCTTGTCCAACTGCCTGAAATGTTCCAAGTCTGTGCTGTATTGGATATTCTTTTCCAAGGTGGATCAAGATATTTTCATGCCCCGGTTGGAAATTAAAATAGTCTGTTGCCTTATCGTTTGCTGCCATAGTAGTCCTTGTAGATTGTATATATTACGTATGAGGATCGGGTGAGTATGAGAGAGGCAATCGCATAGAGTAAGTATTCAACTACCATCTCTCCATTAGTTTCATGGAGGATTAGTCTTTTGATTCAAAACTAATCAAAACGGGGATAGGTTTAGTAGACCGACAAGCGTGCGTGATTTTGACCTCCTTCACCGCATTTCCCCATTTTCTTCCATTTTCAAAAACTAATACTATTGTTCAGGGCTACTAACTCTGGATAATTTTCAACTTATGAGGTCAATATGGATAAATCAGAATGGAGTGTGGTAGTTTACAAAGCTACAAACAAGATCAACGGTAAAGTTTACATCGGAATAACGAATGATTTTAAAAGGAGAGTAGCCAGACATAAAGCTGACAGTAAAAAAATTATAGAGTCTAAACACCCAAAACATTTTGCCCGAGCATTGAATTTTCATAAATTTGATAACTTTAATTGGGAGTTGTTGACAAAACCCATTCCGAGATGCCTATCTAAAAGTATGGAAAGATTTTTTATTCGAGAAACCCAATCAAATAATAGAGATTTTGGATACAATTTGACAGACGGTGGTGACGGGACAGACGGTTTTCATATGTCCGAGGATGCCAAACTAAAATTAAGTCTGGCTTTAAAGGGAAAGAAGAAATCTCACCCGGTATCAGAAGAGACTCGTGAAAAATTAAGAATAGCAAGCACAGGAAGAAAGATACCAAAAGAAGCTATCGCAAGGGGGGTGGCAAAAAGGATTGGTAAAAATACAAAAAATACCCATTACGCATACGTAGATATGCCAGAAATTGAGGAAATAGCTTATGATTATGAATTTGGCGAACTGACCTTACGGCAAATAGGACCTAAATATGGTTACAAATGGGCAACGCTTAGGAAGCATTTACGTTGGCATCTGGGGGATACTAAATATGAAGAAATATCCGCAAGAAATAGATGGAAAAAACCACGGGGCTTACGTGGGCCAAAAGTAAACCCCGATGGTTCTCCTTGGGTGTATGCGTCAAAATACTATCACTATAAACCTATAGACCAAAAACCTGTTTTGCAATATTTGAGTAATACGGAAAACGATATTTAATATTCCAGGCGGGCGAGTAGTGGACAAGGCCGTCAGAGAGAACTCCCGCTGCTTGCTCAAAGATCAATCCCGAATCCTTAGATTGGTCATCCATCGTCCTAAAAATATCTCCTATCTCTACAAAGTATGGGAAATGTTTTTTAACGATGGCGTTGCAAGTATTGACATCTACTTTCAATTGGTCTTCTGTCATGCCCATAAGGGGAGCAAGGATGGGAACCATAATGTCAGGAAGATCAGTATTGATGAATTCTTGCTCGGGCGAGAATAGGGTCTTGAATTCAATGATCGAAGGTTCAAGTATATCCATTGCTTTTTGGAGGACGCTATTCCCAGATAGATTCAGGAATACTGGAATCTTATGCTCTTTAATATAGGCAAGAATCTTCTGTCCTGTAGATGATTTGTATATCAAAACATGGTGGTCGAATCTACTGCCCGCTTTTCCAGTATTAATAACAATACCACAACCAGTCCATGCGATCATTTGATCGAATGAGTTGCCGAATTCTGCATTACTATCTCCAGTAAAGATAACAGAGGTTCCCCCAAAATACTCAGCAAATTGAATTTGATTCCATACTCCCTTTGCTAATTTCTCCGCTGTTGCTTCGGGATCTTTGCTCCAATCATTCATTGAAACACGAGGAGCTATAATTGATTTGAACAAGCTCCATGCTGCTTGATATATCTGTTGTCTCATATTGAATTAGTTCCTTGTATCATAAGTAAGAGCATCCCGATTACGAATACTCTTTGGGTAGTTGTTTTCTCTCTATCTCACTCAGGTAGGCTTGATAACAATGGTCCTCTTGCCAGAAGAAAAGAACATTGATAGTCTTGTAAGCATAGGAGTTCTTTCTTAACCTCCAAGCTCGTGCGCTTATGGTTTCATCTGCATCACCAAACCCATCCCCACGAACCCATATCAAAGTATTCAAAAGTTGATCTATTGCGATTAGGAATTGCACTATTCATCCTCCTTATGGTAGGTATCTTAGCCTAAAAGTGTGATTACAGGTTTTAGCTTGAAAAAAGTCCATGCAGAAGATTACTGTCTTGTTTACGTCAAGCTTTGAACAAGTGAATATGTCTAAGAAGACAGAGTTTGATTTTTCTGCAAAATGAGCTGATATATGCGAAGTAGTCAAGAAGCACATAGCAGAGTAGCCCGCTACTTCAGGGTTATCCAGAGCAAATCTCTCTGTAATGACTTCCCCAAATTGTTTCATCTCTATTTCTCTAATGAGAGACTCGATGAAGTTTACTATAGTGTCTTTGTCTCTAACTTTGAAACTGTCACACTCTCCCATGTCCACAGATAGATATTGTCCCCATTCAATATTTTCCAACGTTAGTTATTCTCCTTTTGAAGAGGTATTAGTTCTTTACCATCCAGACCCTATATCAATTGAGTTAATAGTAGTTAAATCGTTTGCGGTATTGATTTGATCTTTTAATGCTTTGCAGTGTTGGAGGTAGTTGAGTATCTGTTGTTTTCCATCTGCAACAACTTGCTTTATCTGCTCTGGGGTATGTGGCACAAAAGCATCTTCACTTGTGGATATCTTGATGCATCTTTGCATAACCGATTTATTGTTTGTTACAGCATCCATCATATTAGCAAGTGTATTAAATTGATCTATTTGTTCTGATTGGTATAGATACATCTCTTTCCCTGGATCAAGAGCATCGCTCTGAAGCCCGTTAGTTATTTTCTTGGAACATAGGTTGTTGACCTCTATAATGAGAGCCTGCTTGTTGAGTTCCGTCTGATTTGCAACTATCGCACTCTCAACTAATGTGTGCGTGTCAATGTCGACCCGAGGATTTGAAAATGATCCATATGCAGTAGTGTCTACTTGTACTACATTAGGATCTCCTAATTTCATCCATGATACTTCACCAAGAATTTGACCAGTTTTCTTATCATACTGAATAATCATTCGAACCCCCTGAACGTCATATAGAATATTTGTTCAATTGCTGATCCCGCAGTTCCGTATGAGTGTGGCCTGATAATATCACCGGCATCAAACCAACGAGAGACTGCGCAGTATGACGGGTTCCCTGTTACAGGTCCAGATGTTCCACCAGAGATCGCAAGTTTATTTAAGCCAGTTATGGCATCTATGCTTGTAGTTCGTTGTGCGCTATTTAATGATAGTCCATGGAAGGATGAACCTGTTCCGGCAGTGTCATAATAGTCTATGTGGTAGTATCCAGATACAGTAGCTACAAATTCTGCTCCACCAACTCCCCCAGGCGCAGATGTCCCACCAGCAGAAAAGTATTGCATCTTTGATCCAACTAAATTTATTACTGTTGTTGCAAGTTTACGAATTTTTGTGTCGGTTGAACCATAAGTTATACTATTTGCTGGCCCATTTGAGAGAAATTCAGAACGGGTTTTAGGTTTCCTGTCATTCCATATTGGAACATATCCACTTAGTATTGTGATACTGGAAAACCAACCAGCATTAGAAGATCCTCCAGATACTGTAGCTGAAATTGCAGAACCAAGACAAACGCATGTTGCGTTAGCTGTAGTAACTGTTCCAGAGTGGGATAAGATCATGGTATCCCACTCTGTAATAGCTGCCCCTGCTCCAGTAAGTGTTGTTGCTGAAGGGGAGTGGAAGTAATCCGCTGGAACTGAAGTGTGTAACGGGCTTTTGCTTATCCCTATACAGTCAACTCCCTCCGTCGCTGCATATATGTAGTATAAAAACCATTCTATACCAGTAGCGGTTCCATTATTCGGGACACCAGCACTCGCATAAGTAGCCTGCCCATCTTGTGTGTTAATACCACAAATTCTTGTGTCAATTGTTGAAGACGGCAAGGTCATAGAGATAGCAGAGGTAAGTGTTCTGTATACCATGCCACCAGATGTAGTAGATGGCACTGCTATACTGATAGGGTTATTCGCTCCAATAGTCCCAGAACCCACATCAAAAGTAAGTGTATTTCCCGAAACTGTTAGTTTCGTATTACTCATATGCGTAGTGAGTTGAGCAACTGTACGGGTATTAAGCTCTTCCATTCCGCCTTGAACATCAGTAGAGGTCATGCCTGCCGGAGTGTCGAGAGACACTGCTAAGGCTGGATGTGAGGAAGCTGTATCTCTCCCAGATAAAGTATTGTGAACCATAGCTTTCTGGGAAGATGAAGTTCCTAATGCTCGCGGCGGTAGATAGACCGTATCGATTTTGATTCTGTATGTATTATTGGTGAAAGAGGAATCACAGTGGAGAACAAACTGAGCAATGACAAAACATTCACTCATTTCTGGCATATAATTAAATACTTCAGCCTGAGCAGCAATAGCAGAAGCATAGACAATTTTACCCTGAACCATTTTAACGGGGTATTGCTGACAGTTAGTCATTATCAACCAGTAGTTAACATAGCTCCCAGAAGGAACATCAGCCTGAGCACCAACAGAGTTGTATGCTATATTAGATGATCCCATTTTCCATGGGAAATGGCCAGCAGTAGGATTATCCTGAGCAAGAGCAGCTCCATCCAGATATACTACTGGAATGTCAGCGGGGGAAGTAAGAACTTGTTCAAACGGTAGTGTAGGAGTAGCATCCTGTGTTGCAGTGATTGTTAAATCTGCATCGTAAGCATTAACCGGAGATGAGACCCCTACCTGAATAGCTGAATCGTTATTGAGAGTATATGTGAGTGTTGGAGCAGCAGGCATTGTCATACCCACTTCATCCTTATGCTTCTGATGCCATATTACATCACGAGTAGAACCATGACGAGAGTCTCCCTGAATGACGAATTTAACAGGTGATGTAGCGTTATAATAGTAATAGGATACTATACGTTTCGTCATATCAACAGTAGCGTTGTCAACGTAGGTATCTGCACCATTGGCAAGCTGCAACCACCGTGAACCAGCCTGAGCAGCATGGGTCCCTAAAGTAGCAGGAATGGTTCTTTTGATTCCTGCGTCATATGTATCAAACGAAGTGATAGCTGGAGCAAGAGTAATAGTTGATCCAGTATTATCAAATGTGAGTGTTGAGTCTGTGCGATTTACAAATCCAATATTGTTCTGCCCTATGTCAGAATAGCGAGCATCATTGTATGATCTATTGCCTACGTGATAATCCTGTGAGGGGGAAACAGTTGTAGTAAGGGCATATGAATTATCTGCATCGAGGGTTCCTCTTGTGCGATTTGTATAGGAAAATCCTGTCAACGTAGGACCAGAAAATTGGGCTTCCGATATTATGACGGGATGGAGCCCAGCAGAAATATCGTTAGCAACATCGGTCCATGTGCCCTGAACAAACTCTGCAAAGTTCAGGCTTGCATTTTGCCACTCCATTCTGAAATACAAAACTGGCGTTGCAGAAGCTGCAATTTGACCAGTAATACTACTTTGAAAAAGAACTGATACCGCTAATGTGTCAGCCGTAAATGGGACATTAATCCACATTTTACCCGCAGAGATTGTGTATATATTCCCAGAGGTTATGGTGCAGGTGAGCCCACGATAAATCCCCGGACAAAAAATATCACGGTGCTGTACATTCCATGTCGCGGATACAGCTTCATGTTTGTAATGCAGCCCGATTATTTGTGAACCTAAATTGACACTTGTAGGCATAACAGAATTATACTTTCTCCACCGTATTAGTTTTTGTCTTAGGATTTACTTTACAATTCCTTCCATGTCTGTAATTGGGCATGTGTTTGGACCTATTTTTCCAAACGATTTCTTCATATTGGTTGAGGCCAAAATGCAGTTGAAGTCTAAGTCTGGCAGCATCCTCTGCCACATCGTATTTGTTTGATAAGTGCTTTATCATCATCCCCCCAATAAAATCTTCTACTACAGGGCTGAACGGAATCTCATGCCTTTTGTATGGGTTTGGGCTTCCCTCTATTGTATTTTTGTGCTGGCCGACTGAACGATTCTTTTTGGTGGGTGGATTAAGCTCTTTATCTTTCTTTATTTTTTCCCTCCTTATGGTTTGGTATTCTGTTGATCTTCGGCTAATCCACATTCTCGTTACTCCCCTGTAAGAGTCTTCCCCCATAAAGGTAATCAGTTTTTTCCGTAATGCACCTACGCTGAGATGAACTTGTTTTGCTAAGGTTTCAACAGTTATTCCGTCACATAGAAGTGATACTATTTCTGATATATTCGGAATTGGTTTTGTTTCTGATCTTGGACCTCTGCTTTCTCTGGCTTTCCTCAATTGTTCTGCATTTTTCCGTTTGGCTTCTGGATAGTTTTGCAGACGCTTCCCTATAGCTTTACCTCTTTTTACCCTCGCTTCTGGAGTATTTGCCTTCCCTAAATTACTTAAAGAAATCGGAAGCCTCTTTTCTATCTGTTCTGGATCGCTCCATATCTCTTGCATCTCTTGACGACGAGCTTCCCTGAAATCGGCCATGAGGTCAGCATATTCTCTTCGGTTTACTTTGTAGAGTGGTTGCCCACTTTGGTATTGTTCACCAGCCATAAGCACAAAAGCTGTAACCATGTCGTAATGGGGTTTGGTTCCTTTCTCAAACACTTTAGTAAGCAGTCTATGGGCGAAGAGGTGTTCACTCAATGTGAGAGTTACGAGGTTATTTGGATCTGTGAGGTGCCCGCCTATTGATTTACATTTGGGGACTATATGGTGTTCTCTGGTATCTTCATAGGATCTTGGGTTGACTTGACGATCTAATACCAACTTAAAATACCACCTTGTGTACTTGTTGTCTAAAAATATGGATCTGTCTGTTCTCATTTTCAATTTCTCGTTGTAGTAAAAGTCATAGAGATTGGCGTCTCTTATGCTTCTATATTAGTTTTTCAGTGAAAAAAGAAAACGGGGAAGCACACAGGTTGAGAAATTGAAGGGAGGTAGAAATCTGTATGCTTGTCGCTCGCCAAAGCTATCCCCACAATGATTAGTCTTCTGGAAGTTGTTGACACAATTCTGGGGTAAGATTCTATGGTAATGGGTAGGGGGGTTTTCTTATGTTTGAACTCAAAATTGTATTCCATGTATATGGGCAAGTGTCCGACGATTGGTGGAGTGGGCCCATGTATGGCTGGCAAAAACCTACTACCATAACTCAAAAATTTAAAACATTAGATGCTTGCGAAAAAGCAAGGGACTCCTTCAAATCTGACCCCCTGTATGAATATGCATCGCAGCAGAGGGAAGGGGATAAGAAAATTCTATACGCGGCTTGTTCAGACATAGGGTAATACGGGGAGCACCTCTCTTTGGAGGGGGGGGCATATTTTCACACTGCTGTCAGATTGAAATATACTGAATTTAACATCTTCTCGTAAAAGTAAATTCTGGGGAATCTTATGTAAGCTACTGGGTTATTGATGGCATCCCACAGTATCACTTCGGAGAATGAATTATTGCCATCGAAGTCGTATTTCGTATACTCTTCCATGAGCAATTCTATTTCCAGATTGGTAGCGGTAGAATTTCGTATATAGAAATCCGTGGAGATTGTATTCGATACAGTGAACGTGGCCACGTCTGTTAGGGCTGCTGTCGGTGGAGAGAAGCCATCTATTCCAAATCTTACATATACTACGTCTGTCAAAGGGATAGCTGGATTGATATATATGGTCTCAATGGTAGCTGAACTCGTTTGGTCCTCTGTCATAACCGTGGTGGTATTTACAGTGCCGCTTAAATTCAGGTTTACTTCGATGCGGGGCTGATAATGAATCACTTCGATCTTTCGTTTGAACTGTTGACTTGACTCGTAGAATGATCTGGTGGTTTCAATAGTAGCAAACACGACCGGGGCTGTTGATTCTACAAATTTCCAACTATAGGATAAACAGAAATGATTGCAGTATGCTAATTGTGCGTTACCATCGAAAAATAGGAACTGTGCATTAGGGTCCGGATCTCCCACGCTATCAAACGTAAGCTGAGGTAATCCTGTAGGTATTGGGGGATTGTTGGGGTAGTATACACCTCCAGATTCAAAATCTATGACTGGCAACTCCTGATCGAAATGGATAATGGTTTGTGATACGTCTATTCCCGCCGAAGGGTCATACTGAGGTATAAAATCTATTCCTATGTACCTTTGAACAAGAACGTAACCTATCATGCCATAAACATAGTATGCGTATTGATACGCTGTAGGTGTCGTTTTTGCTTTGATCTGTTTAGATATTACAAGTGCTTGCTTTCTAAAAAACGTACCCGATGACGTGTAGCCATCGAAGTAAGGGAGATCGTAGCCGTAACGATACATGAGATCCTTGAACTCAGTATCGTCCATCACGTCTTTGTTGTATTTATCCCTCAGCTTATAGGTGTAAGCTGTCTTGATGTCGTCTATAATATTCTGCCACTGGTCAACAAGCAATGCCCATCTGGTATTTTGAATACGTTTCGGGAGAAATGATCTGAACGTTATTGCCATATTCTGTTAGTAGCTGATTGCGAAAGTGTTAAGAGTAGAGTCGAAGTCAAGGATCTGTGCAAATCCACCAAGCCTAATATCCTCAGTTTGAAGTCCGTTTCCATCCTGCATACGATATGACAGATATACAATAAATCCAAGAGGGTCTGTAGTTGATGGATTCAATACTCCATAAATAGAGGGATCATCAATGATCGACCGGATTTCATAAGAAATCAAATTCGTGGTGTAGGAAACAGAGTCACCAGTCATAGCCCAAGTGAAGGACCTGAAATCATTGGGGAGACTGGCCGAACCATCGCCGAAACCTGATATGTTATTCCTGATCTGCCATACAGCAGCACCATTGGAGTTATCCTGACACTGGTAGTAATTTCCCGTAATGGGGTCATACCATACTGATCCAACAGTGAAGTTTAATGTTACGTCAGTGTTTACTGTAGGGAGACCCGCCGAAGTAGCCAGTAGGTTTTCCCATACAGCTGCCCCTGTAACATCGTCAAGGCAATCAAAATAAGCACCAGACACAGTGTTCTTCCAAATCTTCCCTACGTAGTTCCCCCCAGTGCCATCATCGTTTACTGTAGGATCAACTGCTGCCAGCGTTACATCATTAATAGCGATATAACGAAGGCCGAGAATATTGTTTGTTGTATTGTCCTTTGCTACTTTTACGGGAGGTTGCCACACATCGGCCACTTTTCGTTTTACCCATATTTCAAATTCACCGGGAATAAGGAGGATCTGCAAATCTGGATCAGCTTCAAAGTAGGGGGAAGTAGAGGGGTAGAAGGGATCTCCTGATTTTGTGGGCATCAGTGTGTAGCTATATTTGAATATATCGAACAGAGATCCTGTGTTGTCTGTCTGCTCTACATAGTAAGCAGTAGATGAGTGATGCTGTACATTTGTGGCGAGATCAATTTCTTTCGTATAATTCGAGAAGTAGATATTCTGTGCAAAATCCATTGCCGAAATATCGTACACTTCCAGTTCTGCATTTACCTCGCTTTGAATTTGCGCCTGTGGTACAGTGTTTGCTGTGATATTGCAATCAAATCTAACATAGAGTTTCTGCAACACCTGAAAAGAAATAACATCGGTAGGACATTTGATGGGGTAAAGGATGTTATATATGATGTCATTCTGTTGTGCTGTTGTTAATGCATTGCCTGAAGTAGATACGGCTGATATGTAAACAAGATTCTGGTCGAGTCCTACAGCAGGTAAACCAAGATCGGCTTTTGTCCATACCTTGGATTTGAGGATCATTCCCGTATCATCAAGAACAGTTTCCCAGTCAGAGGAGTTTGCAAGCCTGTAGCCAGAGAAAAACAGACGTCGACCGTTATTACGTATGGATTCGATAGTCTCATAGTCAGATCCGTCAGATATTTCCTCTGGGTTCCGGACGTATAAGGTAACCTGATTTCCCTGTGAATCTACAAGTGGAGTTACAATTGTGTTGACGGAATTGATACCATTGATGTCTCCGGTTGCCCCAAGGGTCTGAGCATATTTGATCTGAACAAGTTGACCAGCGGTGAGTTTCTTTGTGTAAATGTCATCCCCGAATATGAATTTTACGGATGAGAAGTCAGGAGCATTTTCTATAGAGCAATAGTAGTTCACAAGATCATTGACAAAAAATGGATCTTCATTTGCCGAGAGGATAGTGACCGGGTAAAGCACATTTCCATTTACATCAACTATGTTAGCCTCGTAGATGTCGTTATCTACAGAGTCATCATAAATGGTGATTGTCTCGTTTGTTGATCCGACCGCCGTGTACAGAAATGTTTTGGGAATACCCTGCTTTACGCTAAATGAGAAATTCCCCACTGTCCCATGGTAGTAGGTTGAATCAGCTACTGCATAACAGAGAAGTGTTCCTGTGGTGTCAGAGAACTGTTGATACTTCCCTACAAATACATCTGATCCAGCCCATGTGTAAGATGTGCTGAAAGATGAACTCCCCGTAAGATCAAGGCTTCCTGTTGCCCCTATTTTTCTGTAGGGGATATAACTTAGAGGATAGGATTGGTTTACAAGAGAGGATCTATTCTGTGCATTCTTCCACGAAGCTTCACGATAATAGTATTCGCTTTCGTATGCCGTCTTCTCTGCTGTAAAGCCCATGAGGTCAACGATTCTCTGGTATGTGGAATGAAAGAGAACATTCTTGAAATCGTTGATTAGCTGAAGGCGAGCATTGATTGTTCCTACAATGGATGAGAAGGTGAAATTCACACCGTATTAGTTTTTGGGATCAGCTACCGTTGAATATCTGTAACACCTGAGCGTATTCGGGCATGGTGTTTGTAAGGTTGGCCATTGAGTATTTTCCAAATACATATGTGTTAGATGTGGAATCCAGAATCATCCTTCTGTTGGGATTCATAGCCTTCTGTTGTTGGGCAAAACGAATCAGGTTGTCCCCCACGTATGGGACAGATTGAAGAGCAAAGTCTCGTTCTCTGTCAGACAGATCCTTCACAAAGATAGGAGTCTGAACAATGTTTCCCGTGTATGGGGAATAATAAGCTATTGTGATTTTCCACAGGCGATTGCTCGTATCTGGTTCAAGAGATATTCCTGCAAGACTTATGGCTGGAGTAAATTCATTGACGATAGCGTTCTTCAATCTGAATTTCAGGATAGCTGCATTCTTGAGAGACAGAATTTTGAACATCGACTGGCGAATAAGCCCACCTGAGTTCGTATAGAAGTAATCGTCTGGTCCTGACATGATGAAATTCTTGAGAGCCTGAGAAAGGGCAGCATCCTGATCCAATTCCTCCGGGGCTATTGTCAGGGGATTGTAAACGTCGTCATTGGAAATGTCGAATAGTTGAGCCACGTTGTATTAGTCTCAGGAAATGCCAGAACCTGGGCCTATAGTTTGTGCGCTGTCTGTTCCTTGCGAGGTGACTGCACTTGGGGGGCTCACTACAATTCCTGTATTAGGGTTGGCAGGAATTGATATTTCCATGAACGTTTTGATGTGGTTGATGATCTCGTTAGATACAGCCTTCCATACGTCTGTAGAATAGGTAGGGGAATTTACATCCAGCGGATCTAATGCAACCTTGATTGCAGTTCCGAGTGTGTCTTTGTCCATTGCCATGATTTATGTTCCAGGTTGGGGGCCGGAAGTAGGTGTTCCTGGAGCCCCCGAAGATGCTTGAATATGCGTGCTTAATCCAACTGATGTTGCTGGTGAAGCCGCCATAGCTTTCACTTCAGCATCCGATTCTATGTTACCTGTAGCTGTTACTTTCCCCGTTACTTTTACATCCCCATTGACCTTAAATGGTTTCCCTGTTGCCATAACCGCATTCAAAGTTCCATCATTCTCAACCATGACGTATGTTCCAGACGGATGATACAGAAATGCTTCTTTAGCAGAAGATGACGAGGATACTCCTGTGCATATTCCATTCTTGTAATATTTGTATTTTACGTCAGGGTAGGATGCAATGGATGAAATGATCGACTTAACATACTGAATGAAGAGCAGATGAGGACTTATCTGTTTTGTTCCAGAATACCAATGAACGTCTTCTCCGTAGAACCAATTTTTATAATTGGCTTTCTCATGCCACGCCCATACATAGGTTCCCACTTCTGGTATTTCACTTGTCCCGAAATCGTTTGACCCACCTGTTCCACTTTTAGCTTGAAATGCCCACGGGTAGTCAGAAGACTTCCATCCATGCATAAGCGGAGGGCAGTTGACTTTAACTCTACCTAATTGTAGAGGATCAGAATTGGAGATAACTTCACATGGATATTTTGTTTGTTCTTTGTTCAGCATTACTTTCGCTTCTTCAGCAAGTATGAATCAAGTTCTGCTTTGTTGGGTATATAGATGATGGTTCCGGGAGTAAGTTCCCATGGATCGGCGATGTTATTGATGGTAAGCAGGATGTCGGAATAATCAGGTGTTTCATAGAAGGAATTGGACACACGATAGAATTTACGAATGTCTGCCATTGTGACTGCATACTCACTCCATCCGTTCAACCATGGGAAGTCTGAAAAATCAAGGGACAGGGGATCATAGATATTTACCCCAACAGAGTTATCCGATTCCAGAAGATCCATGTAACCGTAACGTGACATTTAAAGTCCCGTCGCTCCCTGAAAGAAACCAGAAGGTAAATTGTTAAGGTAGTTCTGTGCAGCTCTATTCAGAGAGCTTTCAATTCCATTCATACTTCCTGGAATGAACATATCTGTGTTAGCCGACCTTAGACCTGTAATCGACAGTGTCACTTCTGACCATAGAGGATAACCAGAATCAGTAATCTCTTTTGAAAATGTTGGATCTGCTTTTTCGACCATTGCAACAGGGAGATAGATCATACCAGGTATTTCAAGAGCTATGAGCTTAGCAAACTCTGTGCTCCTAAAATCAATCTGCAGACTTTTCGGTTCCCCATCCTTCCCCTTCTCTTCTCCTTTGAGAGCCTTCATAGTGCCACTGAGATTTGAGAAATTAATGCCTGGAAGTAAGAAGCTCTGGAATTTCTCTCCGCTTTTTTCTTTTGTTATGATATTGGGGGATAGCATTGATAAAGAACATAATCCTATTGCTGGTCTTACCACATCAGTATAAGCGTCATCTTCCACGAAGAATTGCAGCTTAATATCAAACTTAGCTGGTTCTGTCCTATCCCACACCGGAACATCCAGAATATCCAAGATATTTGGGGCCCTTGATGTTTGCCCTCCAGCGGTCTGAAGTAGCTTCATAAATCCCATGATCCTCTGTATAGAGTTTGGCATCAACTGCGAGGGCTTCAGGAAGGCGGTCTCAATGTGAAGCTGGAAGTCTTCAATCAGGGGGCACACAATGACCTCCCTTCCGGTCTCTGTATTGTCCGACGTAAGATCAACATTTTCCTTATACGCCGGTAGACTTCTACTTGCTAAGGCAGCAGCAGAAGACGCAAAGTTACTCTGCTTGAACGGATTGAAGTAGTCTATCATTATTACGTTAGCCATAATTTATGTTTACCCCTATAGTTTGATAGCTACCGGGGTTGATCCTATCATAATCCCGTTCTGTCCATTTTCTCTTGTTCCCTGAATGAGGGCCATCAAGCCATTTACTACCTCTTTGTTACCTTCCTGATAGGCCTTCACAAGGTCATTTTTATTGATGATACCCCCCTCTTTCCCTGTTGTCTCTACGTCTTTAAGCAACCCTTTCTCTTTGAGGATGTTAGCATATGCTTCAAGGGCTTCAGGGTTTATCCCCTCATAAATACGTTTGTCTCCCCTTCCAACCTGCTTGAATAGTTCACGGGCCCTTTCAGCCTGTGGGCTGCTCGATATACTCAGCTCAGAAAGCTTCTTGTCCCTCTCTTCACTTGTAAGATCCCCGGCAACCACCCTATCCATAATAGACTTAACAAACTTCCCTATAGCAGAATCTTCAGTGAGCCATTTAATAAAACGTTCAAATGTATCTTTCAGTTTTGCGTAGACTCCCCCAAGATCCATTGCCTGAATCATCTGGTTGCTAATGCCCGACATGCCCTGTAGTAGATTAGCAATTGCCCCCAGAACTTTCCCGAACATAGATGCAGGCCCCATGTATTGATACAATCGGTTGAACAAACTCAACACACTATCGGACACTGTCTGGTAGACCCGCATAAAGGGAGTCAGCAGTATAGCAAAGAATGCTTTGGCCACCTTCTTGAGAGAAGATAGAACTGTTGAAAAGATTTGGAAAACAGATTCCATTATCTCATTGAGCATGTTTCCAACATAACTCATTGCAGCAGATATGTATTTCCACATCATTTTTCCAAGGCCTGCTACAGCACCACGAAATAATGAGTCAAGAGATTTGAAATATGCTACCCACAGAGTAAAACTTGCTTTAGCAAGAACTGGCAATAAACGTATTACAAGTATCCCTAACTGTTCGACAATGATAGGGAGTAGAGGGACAATGGCTTCAATCAAAGCAGGCAATGCTGTTGTCAGAGCCATGACGAGGTTCTCTATGATAACAGGTAGATTGGTAACAAGTGCTTTGAGTATGACCACAATGCCAGTAGCAAGACCCAGAATGAGCTTGACTATGATCTGCATGATCCCTGTGAGTATCTTAGGATCAGTAAGTATAGATACAATTCCACCTATGAGGGCATCAAGCACCTGTGGAAGGTTTGCTACTATGGAGTCAATGAGTGTCAGAGCTACCATAATCAACTGCTTGATGATCACAGAAATCATTGGAACAAGTTTGATGATTGCTCCGATAAGGCCCTGTGCAAATTGAGCAATGATTGGCGGGATCATGGCTATCACGCTTGGGAGAATAGCAATGAGCATATTCCCTATCATCAACACCATACTCAGGAGAAATTGGAGTATGGACATCATCAGTGAACCAGAGGGATCGAAGATTGCCATGGCGATGAACAGACCCAGAAGGTCCATGAATATGTCGCCCATACCTGACAGAAAGCCCTTGAAATACCCGAGGGACTTATCGAACCATTTGCTGTTTAGGATCTTGGACCATATCTTGTCATTCTTCGCTTCCTGTCCCTTTTTCTTATCCTCACGTTTCCAGTAATCAGTTTCTTGTTTACTCGGGGCAAGTCCCCTAAGCAGTTGATCCGATTGCTCCGAGAGAAAATCGTAAATAAGGTTAGATGATTTCCAAATCCCCTGTAAATCAATAGCAGCTTCAGCAGATGCTTTCTGTATTGCTCCGACTATAGTGGAAGGTTTCATGCCGCCTGTTTTAGGGGGCACTTCCTTGTTTGACACAGAGGCCGAATTAGACTCCAGAACAGCATCTTGCAGAGAGCCCATGCTTTTAGCAGACTTCTCAGTGAGAGTCTGGATAGACTCTACAATGGCTTTCCCAACGTCAGTAAATACTGAGGATGGGTCATGTGATTCATCTACTAAAGGAATGTCAATGGGGATTGCAGCCACGAGATATTAGTCTTTATTTCTTCGCCTTACCACGTCTTGCTTTTGCATCCATTTCAGCTTTAGATTTCTTCATCTGTTTCTCCTGCTCCTTCAGGAGTTTCTCAAACCATTTTTGAATAGCGTCTACCTCATGGTGACGCATATTCATCAGATTTGTAAACGTATCTATTCCGCATTCCTTATATGCCAAAGTAGATATAAGACCCGTCGATGTTTTCCTGTCCATCAAGGGAAGTATCAGAGTCAAGTATGAGGGAGACGAGAGAAGTGATTGATTGAAATTGCCGGTGATCCCTCCCGGCGGGCTTTCCGCACAAATTGCACGTATAGTCCCTTTCGTCCTGAATACCGAATTTCACGGCATCGAGATAGTCAACGTATGTTTTCAGTGTGTTGGGGTCTATCTGCTCATATTCTCGAATACGTTCCATTTCATCAAGTTCTACCCCGTTCACTTTCATAAGTGAGAGAGCCATAGAGTAAAGAATGATTGCTTTACCTTTCTTCTGATTCAGTTCTTTGACCTTAGCTTCCTGCATTGCCTTGAATTCAGCAAGTGATCCTTTGTTATCCCATCTCTGTCTTTTCACATGCTTGATTTTGGAATCATACTCACGATCTGCAATAGCCTTGGCCCTCAGAAGATCCTTGATACGCTTCCATCGGAATTCGTATTTCTTAGATGGTGAGCGTATAACGAACGGCTCTTTGAATTCTATGCGAGACACAAAGTCAGATACGGTCATCTTCTCATAGTCAATAGTGGAATCCTTTCCTTGATGCTTGAAATAGAGTTTCAATTGGTCGGGGGACAGCTTCTCAAGTCGAGTTTTCATAAACTCTCTCAGGTTAGTCTCTGCTTCAGTTGCGGAAATATACTTGAGAGTTCTCAGATCCACTACCTGCTCTGAGGCGAGTTTAGAATCATCATCAAGTTCATCCTGACACGAGCACATCCACTTGTGAGTATGTGATGGGCCTTGAAATTTCTGTTTGATGGCAATGAGGGTTTCAAATAGTTCTTCTCCAGCCATGTTCTGGATTTCAAAATCGTCATCTCCGGCCTTCAGTTCTTCCAGTGCTACAACGATAGCTTCCAGTCTGTCTTCTTGATTGGAGAGTGTGAGATTATGGAGTTGTTTGTAAATCCAGTTGTGCCAGTTGAATTTGGCAGGGATGGAGAACCTTCCCTCGGATTCGTATTCAATCGTTACGGTATCTGCTTTATCTTTCAATTCAGTGAGTCTGTCATCCTCTACAGGGTCAGGTTCAGCTTGTTGTTGTGCTTCCCATTGTTCCCTTGTCATTTTGGGAATATCGTTTTCATTTATGAAAACGGATTCATCATCCCCCAGAAAATCATTGGGAGGTTTTCTATTTTTTGCCATGCACGATTAGTTTGATAAAGTCAAATCAACCACGGAACCTTGACTTCATCAACCGAGCAAACAAGGGAGATACGCAAATCATCATGTTCTTCGTGCCCTATAGTAACCTCTTCAATACTCTGGGGCCTAAGATTGTAAAGCATGATTCTTGGGTATAGAGACAATTGTTTGTAAGTGGTCAGGAGAATAGTCGCATTCTTTTTTGCAGCCTTCTGATTTTCTTTGAAGACACGTCCCCAGTATCGTTTATCACTTCCCCATGTATTCGCAGAGTAGTTGAATTCATATGGTGTAGCAACAAGAGACATCCAGTATTGAATCCATCTTCTTGTCAGACCATAAGCATCTTCAAGGAAAGTCATGGTTACTGTTTCAGGATAAATGGCACTTGATACAAAGGATGTTCCTTCGACTTTCTTATACTCAAATCCATAGGAAGGAATAGTGATAGAATACAGGAATAGCCGGGCCATGACGGAATCCACCACTGAACCAACAGCATCGGTAATACTCCCCGGGTAAAAGAAGCACTCAAATTGATTCTTGAATTGAAAATCTATCTGTGTGAGTAAATTAAAGGTCCCCTCTTCGGTGAGGAGACCTTTGTTATGCTTCTTGGCCTGACCAATAAAGCCCATGAGATATTATCCGTCTTCCATCTTGGCAAAATGAAAGGTCAGTTCAAGTTTCTGTTGATCGGGGGACTGGTTGTCAAAGTCTTGCACTTTCATTTTAGACAAGAACGTTCCACGGAAAATCAATCTGTGAATCGGAATTGAATCCTCGTTATAGGATACAATCTCCATTGTGGTTTGAGCCTTGGACGTTTGCCCTGGAACACCAGTAGACGAATTATAAACAAGTTCTTTCCATTTTTTCAAATCGTCGTACACGATCCACTGCTGGTCAAGATCCACATTGACCGTAATCATTTTGTCTACTTCCTCTGCTCCCCCCGGACGAGGGATTTTCTGACCCTTGCGAAAAATTTCATACACCTGAACACCATGCTCAGGCGGATCAATTGTTTCTCGCATCCTCAATGAGATAAGGACAGAATTACCCCCTCCTGGAATACCGGAGGGGAATACCACATCAAATTGTGATTTTAGGGCATCTGAACCTGTGCTGAGAAGATCTTCAACTATCATTTGTATTACACCTGTTTTCCTTTTTTCATTCTTTTCTTATGGTCAGCGGGGAAGGAAATCAGCGACCACGACTCCGTTAGCAAGCCTCGTAAATTGCAGAATCACTTCCTGAGAGTTCGGGGTTGCCTGCACATAAATACCAAGAACAAATTTCCTTTGATTCAGTATCGCAGCAGTGTTATTTGATTCATCACACACAACAGTTGCAGAGGTTAGATATTCACCATTCACGATTGGAATAAGAAATTCGTTCGTGAGAGTGTATGCTCTCCGTCTGTTGGTAGCGTTGTTGAATTTGAACACTTGCTGGCGTAGTACCTGAGTTTTGATTGTGTCAATAATCAGGTTGTACATTCTGCGAGTTCCAATAAAGGACGTGTCGCTATTGGTAGCCTTTGCTGTTTTGTCACCAATGAGCATTAGACCATAGTCAGGATCGAGAACAATCATGTTAACCTGAGCACTGTAGGCAGTATCAATGTCAGCAGCAGCAGAATATTCAAACTCTGTCTGAATCGGAGTAAAACCGGAACTGACCTGTCCACCCTCAAGGTTTAAGTCCACACCGGCAGGAGAAGGAGCATCATACCCATCTACCTTGTCAGCGTAAATTTTACCTACAGCACCAAGACGAGAAGTCCATGCGTATGAGTTATTATATGGGTCTTTTATCTCAGTCCAGTTTGTGTAGAATGCAATCTGGTCATCGTCTATTGCAAGTCCCTGTCTGTAAGCAACAGCGGCCGTAGCATCATTTCCCATGGGGATCATGGATGCACAGAAAGCCCATGGTTGGTAGGTGTTCCTTATAGATACGATCGTTGCCGGGCTGTTGCCAATCACGTCAAGGAAGGTCTTGGAGCGATACTTGAGAGCCTTCTGGGCATAGTTCCATGCAGTGAGGTAGTTCGCACTTGTTGGGTCACTTCCTCTGTCTCCACCAGTAAGATCAACCTGAGCTACAGGAGTCGTAAAGGATACTGTTCCAGTAAAAGCACTGTTGACATAGGGGATCACGTAGGGGTTGTATTTGAATACATCGTAGATATACAGTGAGTTCCCAAACCCGTCTTTCTTCTGGTCGAGGGAATAAGAGTATGAGTCTTGAAGAGCATACCCTGTGGTCTGAATCGTATAGAGGTCCAGAATGAAATCCCTTGAAGACGTGGCCGTTACAATAGCCCCCAGGTCAGTATCGCTGTAAGGAGAGAAGCAGAAGAACGAGTGACTTACGTTAGCTGCCTGATTCGATGTAGTTGTATAAGCCAGAGCTACTGCTTGATTGTAGCGAGGAATTGATCCAGTGGGGTTGGTTCCAGTTACACTTACAGCAACCGTATCAAACACAATCGTCAGGGCAGAGTCATAAGTCGTGGTATCGGACGGGTTGGAAATACGGATATTCCCATACACTGCATCCATGATAACCCCATCAAAATCAATGAAGTTACCATTGGCAGTTGCTATCGTGGAACCTACAGCAGTGTTAATCGCTGTAATGATCGATGCCTGAGAGGTTGTTGCGCTAATCCCAAGATCAATGTTAGCATAGAGCACACTGTCAATCTGCACATTCACAGCCTTATTCTTTGTTCCAGAGGAGAGGTCAAAAGTCAGCCCTGAAATCGTCGTCGTGAATGCAGCAGCCGTTCCAGCCGTTCCAGCAAAAGTAAAGTTAAATGCACCTGAAGTGAGTCCAAGTGTGCCTGTTCCGGAGATGGCAGTTCCAGTGATGCTACCACCCGATTCAGTCGCAGCAACAGCCGATCCACCTACAAGTATTTCGAGTGAAGCAGTGTTGATTGGAACCGAAACAGAGATACCCGGAATTGTTCCTGTGAACGTTGCGGTAGAACCGTTACCTGTTCCGGCAGAGAAATTAGCGGGCCTTCGTTTGATTGCAGTATAACCATTGAATGTCTCATAGATTCGGCCACAGTCTGCACCGAATCCCTCTATACCATCTGATCTTACATCCAGACCGCCATACAGAGCATCATCAGCAACAGCAGATACTACCCAGCATTTATTAGAGCGAGCATATTCTATGGCCTCGAATACTGATGGATAATCAGCGGAGGGAGTAGAAAAATAGCGAATCACGTCCCCATCGTTCAAGCATCCTACTGGAACACGAGCCCCCTTTTTTGACTTACATACTATGTATGCCGTGGTGTCTGAGGGGGTGGAAATGAATCCTGAAAAATCCGTTTCTTGTACCCTGACGAATTTGTCGAGCGCACTCATTTAGTTGATACCTGTTGGTTTAAGGATTTGGAAGAGAACTTTCATTACTCATATTAGTTTTTCCCTAAATCACGTTTCCATGCAAATTTATGGCCGTTAAATTCTGTCCCTCCCCGCAAACACTTCGTAAGTGTGCTCTTATTTATGCAAAGTTGTCTGCTCGCTTCTCTGATAGACGGGTATTCAATACCTGTATTTAAGTGGATAACGGGTATAGATTTTCTTTGTTCATAGTAAAACCCCCTTTTGTATTTAAAGGTTTTCCCACATAATGTGTTCAGATACCTTCCGGATACACAATTGTATATTATATCCCTACTTATTCCAGTTTGTCTTGCAGCTTCTCTGACTGATGGATACTCAATACCAGTTTCAACGCATACAACTGGTTTCCCCGCATTTGTGTTTATTTTACTTCTCAACGGGAGAGGGTATTTATTTTCGTCTTCTACAATTTCAAAAGTGTATCCCCCTGCATGGCTGGTTTTTTGGTTAAAGTATGAGATAACATTCCCTTTGCCCAAACTAAGCCGTCTCTCAGTCTCGCCCATTGACTTATATGAGATGCCCGTTTGGTGGCAATATACAGGTAGGGTATTACGTTTGGGTTTTATCCTCTCCAATAGGGGTAAACTACTGTAGTCTTTGTTCGGGTCCACGTATTCAAAAGTATAACCCTTTGCATGAGTCCCACTGCCGTTAAGGAATTGAGAAAGCAGAGAGTTGCTTACGTTAAACTCCTTTGCTGCCTCTGTCAAAGACGCGTAGGATTTACCATTCTGGTGGCAATAGATAGGAATAGAGCACCTCTCTCTGCATAAACGAATAGCATTTTCTGTTGGGGCTGAATTGAACCCGCCGTCTTTTTGGTTGTATCCTTTTTCGGGATTTCTTGAATCGAAAAGTTTAACCCACCTGTCCTCTTTTTTGTTTAGCTCGTCATACCCACCCTCCACCTGTTCAAGGATACCCCACTCAAAGTTATCCATTCCGTATTTTCTTAACGCTCTATGGAAATACCATGGGGAATTATGTTTGAAGGCATCCCATGCATGGTTACCCTTCCTTTTTCCAAGGGTTTTTGTAGTTTGTCCTATGTAGACTTTGTGATTGATTTTATTTCTGGCAATGTAGATGATGTTTCTTATGCCAGTGCATTCTGGAGAATCAGTATTTACAACGGTAAACGCTATGGTAGCCATTCATCATTAGTTTCTCCGAAAAATAGGAAAGGGGAAATGTGATGGCTGGGAGTTACTTTGCCATGCGCACTTATCGGACCACGAATCCTATCCCCGAAGGGATTAGTCTATCCCCCATTCGTTGTCTTCTTTGTTCTATCAGTGACTCATATGTATGGTAAATGGCCTATCCGTGGATCAATGTAAAAAGCAAGGGCCACCTTTTCGGATAGCCCTGCGCCCTGCGTCGAAACTAACAGGGGTGATCTGTTTTGTATTAGTATTAGTCTTATTCTTCTGCTATCTCTATTTCTGATTTCCGTGGAAAATATATCATGGTCTCAGGCAACCTATAGTCTTTCTTTTTGCCTGTGTTGTAGACGAACCCTAATACTTTTGCCCATGCTACAATTCTACTGATGTATCCACCGTATTTTTCGGAAGGAGTGATAGCTACTGGTTTCTGTTTGATGTTAGCATAGTCGAGAATCTGTTTTACTATACGAGTTCCAAATCCTCTGTTGCGATGCTCACGATCAATCACCAGTGCTCTGATTGTTATTCCTTGAGTCTGTTCATCTACCCATAGCTTTTCAACCGGGAAAGTTCTGTTGATGTTACTTACGATAGACTCAAGTTCGCCATAATCCTCTTTCAGCTTATAGAAAAATCTCTGGTATGAAGTAACTGATTCCTCTATGGATTCCCCGATACCTGCCATTCTTTTTACTATTCCTGTGATATAGGCATAATCGTCTCTGTGGCCCTGCTCAGCAGCAAGATCCTTTGCTTTATCCCAGTATTTCTCCATTTTACCCATGGACTTACCTGATTGTTTCGCAAGTGATTTGAGTGCAGGTGTTGGCATCGTTGATTATTAGTTTTAGTCCATAGCCCCGTCTTTCTGAAACTCAATCACGTTGTTCGGGTCTTCCAGAGGTCTAGCTCTATTCATTTGTTGAATCTGGTTAAGCAATGTTTTCTTGAACTTGTTCGATGCCCTGGCATAGATTGATTTTCCATCAGGTGAGTTTAACCATTCAGTAAATTCAACGTCGCTGACAGGTTTCTTTCCGTTACCGTAAATGCTGAATGTAATGTTTGGGTTGGTTTGTTTCTCTCTCAGTATCTCATCCTCGATAATCAAAGCAAGCTCATCACAGAGAGAAATGAAATTCCTGTAGTCAAAGGTAGTCAATTCCCCTTTAGCTGCAAGTTTCTTGAGAGTGTTAGACATTCCTACAACCAGTCGAGCGGGTATATGAGGAAGATCCTTAGCATGAATAGCCGGAATAATGTCTTTCAGCCTATCAAACAGTTGTGACAGGGTGAGATAGAAAGCATAAGTATCTGCCCGAGACTTTATAGCAGAGTCCCATTTGCTTGCAGGAAGGTTAGTGGTAATAACGAGTTTACCTGAGTAAACAATTTCATCAGGGATAACCCGGTTTTGCACTTCTGCATATCCCTTGCTGCCTATAGACACTTTACGATACGGTTCATTATTGAATGCTACCTTGACAAGTGGGTTTGGATTTTCAAGGAAATAGTCCCCTTCGTCCACAAACATAACTCCACCATTGCTGACATACATATGTAGGAACAGTTCCTCATCATTCTCTTTCTGTGAAATCTCCATCCACCCGTGTTTAGGATTGTATGGAATGCTGGCTTCAATCCCCCCGAGTTTCTTCAGTTTATCAATAATGTCGCTTGCACTTTTATGTATGTCTCCTTCTTTCTCCATATCATCAAGAGTAAGATCATATCCGGTTAAATCGTGTTGTAGTTTCTCCTGTGTAGCAGCAAGAGCTTTCTGTTTCAGATCCATTCCAAATAGATCCTGTTGACCTGATCTGTTATGCCCCGCTGAAAGAGTAAAGTTGTGGAGGAATCGTTTGTAGAGATTCTTGGCCTTCTCAATGGACTCAAATGCTCTCAATCGAATTTCAAAATCGGGCTTATCAAAAGAACGTTTAACGAGAGTCTTGTAAGACTTCGATGAGGAAAGCGCTGCCCCGCATTCTGTATTTAATGCGGCCCTCGCTGAAGCCGTCTTACCGATTCCGGCTGACCCATACAGCACAAAGATATTCTTTCCCTTTGGTCGTCTGAGAAATAATCGGATCTTCCTTTCCGCATCAGCGAATACTTCTGATCCTCTGAGGATGTCCTTGGCTATGTTGGATGTGCGAGGAATTACTTTGCTCTTAGCTTTACCGAGCAGGGACGCAATAGAACCCTCAGTCAGTCGAGTATATCCAGCATCAAGTTCTCTGAGACCTAAAAATGTTCCCTCTTTGAAGTCGGCCCCTACAGTTTTACCCTTGATTCTGAATACATATCGATCAAGAATGTCCCTTCCTTCCTGAACCTTAAACCCTACCCTGCCGCCTATGGCATTATGTGATTTACGTATCTGATCCAGTTTAGAAGAGACAAGATAGGATTCTGTGAGTCTGTGAAAGAAAGGGAAATATTTTGTCATAGAAAAATAAAAACTCTCCCATGATTAGTTTTCAGGGAGAGTCCGAAAAAGGAAATAGGAAAGTATCAATCTTCTTTATGCAGCGTCACGGATTTGATTGTGATACCTCTCCACGGGGATAGGCTTTTCCACACCCCCATCGCTTCGACTTCATTGGCCGCCTCTATTTTAACAGTCAGATCATCTCTGTTCTCTTTACTGTGAACAGTAATGTCATACAGTTTCTTTTCACAATCGTCTTCAATTCCACAACCTGGCCCATCAGAGTTACACTTCTCGCATCCACACTTCGATAGTGGTTCGTCTTCTTCATCTTCATCAAACTCATTCCATCTGTGAGCTTCGACAAAATAGGAATCATCTGAACCATCACATTCTGCGATGTCCCCATGAACCTCTATGTAGATTTTATCTCCTGGATAGCTACCCGCAAGAACCTGCTTAACAACGTCCAGAATATCACTGTAGTCACTGGAATGAACTTCACCTGTGTATGCCATTTGTGCTTTTACCTCGCTGTGATAGGATTAGTTGAAAAGAGAGAAAAATGTGTCTTCTGGTGGAAAAACGATTAACCAAGACTAAGAAAAAGTATGGAACCTACTCAGAATGAATTGATTCTGAAGCTTTGTAGGACCGAAGCTGAGATATACGACAAGCTACACAGGATACCATCCTATGCCATCTTGATTACTGGAAAATCTATCAACCCCGATATAGTCGCATGGGCCAGTGACTATGCCAGTAGATCCTCAAATACTTGCCGGGGTGTTATACTGGATGAACATACTCACACTCTGAATAAAGATGGAACTGAAGTGCATCTTGTGTTGTGGGAATTCTACCTACGCTACAGATTAACCAGTGGGTTAGGAGACGGAATGTCAGAAATATCCATCAGCCTTGAGCCAGAGCATAAGGATTCGTCTGTATGGGAAGTTGTGAAATACTGAGGGATCAAGAGGCTTGTTCGAGGGATGATTTGTAGACGAAACGGAATCCGCCTGTATGATTTAATTTGCCGTGTAATACTCGCCAGATTAACTCATGGTGTAAATTAAGTTCTCTCCCAGCTTCGCTAATTGAAAAATACTCTATACCATTATTCAGGCAAACGATAGGTATAACTCTGCCGGTATGAAGTCTTCTCATTGGCTGTAATGGCAGTGGGTATTTTGATATATCTTCCACTTTTTCAAAAGTATAGCCCTGAACTGAGTTGAGTTCCCCTTTAAAGAATCGTCTGATATGTGCTTCTGCTAATCGCAAATTATCGGCTGCCTTATGCATACTATCGTAGATTATCCCATTTTGAAAACAATAGACCTTATGTCCCCGGATTTGTGCAGATGTCTCAACCATTGATCTCAATCCTAAAGGGTAGGTTTTATTACTGTCAATCTTCTCAAAGGTATATCCTCTGGTGCAGTGAGTTTTACCATTAATCATGTTCCTTATTGATCCTACATGCAAACCAAGATCAGAGGCTGCTTCTACAGCAGTAAGATATGCTTTACCATTTTGATGGCAGTATATTGTTGGGATGGTCCGGAATTGATACTGTCCTCCCCCCTTAAGTATATTGTAACCCTTTTCTTTATGTGTGGATTCATACATGGCTATCCAATACATCTCTCGTTCATTCAGTTGAACTTCTGTTTCAATTCCATCTTCAAGTATTTCCCATGTGAAGGAATCTTTTCCATGTTTATGGATGGCTGCTGATAACAACCCATCAGAAGAATTTTGGTGCTCGTGCTGCCTTTTGGGCCACGGTCTTGTTGTTTGTCCAATATATCGCTTCCCATTGACCTTGTTTGTAGCCATGTAAATTAGCATACGATTACGATACTCGTGTAGCGAATGTAGCGGAAAATATTTGATCCCATTTACTTATGACTCTCTCCCTTAGTTCTGTGGCTCTGGTTTGCATCTCAGAGATACCTATTTGAACTTCAGCACTTGTCTCCTGAGAAATCTGCATTGAGTCCACGAAAGTCTGGATAAGATTCGACTGACATAAATTGATTACTTCCATTTTTCTTTCAAACGGTATGCTGTCAAACCGGTTACTGTACTTCGACCATGTTAGGTCGCAATAGCTGCTTGTATTTGCATCAATAGTAACTGTTCTATTTACTTTGTCGATGATGGGCGACCAGGACATTTGGTTTCCTATCGAATCAAAAACTTGCCTGTAATTCAACGTACTCTGGCGAATTCCATTCGGATTGTATCCCCTGAACTTATTAGAGTAACTCGAATACATACCAGAGGAAAATGGGGAGTATTTGTTGAACAAAATAAGTGAATAAAACGATGGGGCCCTCCCGGAACTCTGGGCAAATTTCCCAGTAATCCTACAATCCAACACACCAAAAGTAAACTGATCTGGAAATGGAATGACAATCGTTTCCCCTACAAAAAACTGATCCTTCACCGCAATAGGGAATTTAGTAAAATACTCCAGTAGCGCAGGATATATCACAAGCTCACTGATCTGACAATCCGTAAGTAACACTTCTTCTGAATAAGGATAAGCAAGGACTGATTTGATAAGCCCTAAGTCCTGTCTGGAAATTATCACATCATATGGATGAGTTACTGTTGGGTCAGTTGAAGTGAATACAGGGCTTGTCTGTTGGAAGTTGAATGTCTCTTCAGCCCCCTGAACTGTATTTCCGCTGATCTGGGCATGCCATACAATTTTGTAATTGAGTGAAGCATTGATCGTATTGTCTGTTGGCCAAACTGCTTTATATACACCGGTTAAAACGGGGATACTACCAGTGGTGAATATCGTTGTCCACTTTCCCTTTGGTTGCTCTTTCTGTATATCAAATGTTGGGGGTTGATCTGTGTTGATTAATGGATCACTGTCGCTTATTCTGAAATAAGCATACAGTGTTACAGCGGTTCCGGGGAGAAAGATTTCAGACATGACCTATTAGTCTTGTCTATTTGGGGCCGTTGTATGTGAAACCAGACTTTATTGATTGATGATTCTTTATGTCCTTTTCGATTCTTGATACTGCTCTTTTACCAGACTCCGGTGTGATTCCAAAATCTCTACCATCATAGCTGTTAGTGTACCACCCCACTCCGATGTCTAACCATCTTCCCCTCTGTTCATCTATGAAGGCATACACCATGATGTTTCCTTCGGGATTCATATCACCACCTTTTGAACCTAATCCCCTAAATGCTTTCTCGAAAGTTCCATACTTGGATAAATGCTGTTTGCTCTTTTTCCACTTAGCAGCAAGAAGGCTATCTGTAATATAGTCTACAGTTGTTTTCGTTTCTTCGTCTTCTTTGAAATATCTTTCGTATGCCATAGGTTGTTCTATTAGTTATTTTGAGGTTGTGGCTGGTCGTCTACCTCTTGCACGAGGTAAGCTATTCAATGCTTGTGTAAGGTTCTGGTTGAACATATCCAATTTCTGATTGAGCTGAAGCTCCAACCTATCAATTCTACTCTCCACCCGGCTCTCAACTTTTTCGAGTTGTGTAGATAGATTGGTGAGAGTTTTTTCTTGCTGTTCCCACCTGGTTTCGAGCTTTATATACCCCTCAGAATAAGCTTTATCAAGCAGGCTCAATTCAGCTTTTACTTCGTCGAATTTTTCAAAAAGGGTTTTGTGTGTTTCGTTATTTTCTTCAAGACGCATATCGTATGCGGATAAATGGTCGGCTTTGATTTTCGCTATAATCGAATCTTCTGATTCAATTTTCTTAGCCTTGCTCATATATTCTGGTATCTTTGCAAGCTCAGATTTTGCCCAGTTAATAACGGCATACCCTATAATTGATACGGCCCCAAGACCGACTATAGTTCCAAAACTTCCGTTAGATAATCCTGCTATCAAATTCTGCGGGTCCAAAATAAAAATCCTTACAGGGTATATTAGCAAGCTGGTTTAGTCTCTGCATAATAGTAGAGAGGAATCAGCATGCTGGCATATTGAATTAGTTTTTCAGACGTATTGAAAAAGATCAATACGAAGAGCACTACTTGCAGTTCCAGATACTTTCTTGATATACAGTTTATAGCATACGAACAAGTTTGTACTTGTAAATGACGAGTTATTTGGGAGCGATATAAAACTGTAGTAGGGGTAAATTCCAGGAGTAGCTATGTTGGCCGTGTATTCTGCAACCTCATCGGCGTTTGATAGAATCAGATATTCCAGAGCTGCCCCTGTTGTATTTATAATTTGTATACCCTTAGGGTAAGCATACTTGTTTATGTCATATCCCTGTATATTGGAAGTGATGTGCAATAGAGGATCAACTTCAACTGTGCCTGCTTCAATGTCTATTGCTGCTACCGAGATTGTCTGTGATTTCATCTGCTATATTAGTTTGGTTTAAATTGGAAGAGTGTTCCAATTGGACGTAAAATCGTATGACAGAACGGATTGAATGTCTACAAGAGCATCCACAGCATCTTTGTGCCCCCACGATATGGCATAACACAAGTTGATAAAATCAAACATAGCCCCGGCAAGATCTCCGAGATCAGCAACAGTCATAGCAACATAATTATTGTCATAGTCTCTCCATACAAATCCAGGAGGAAGGCCCCCACTGTGTTCTGCATGTTCGAGAGCCCCAAGGAGGTTGCTCCTTGCTGTAGCATCTGAATCCCATCTGTGCCCGTTAAAGACGAAGTAGTTATACGTGTATGCTTCCATCACTGCTGTTATCTGATCGTGCATCATCTCTTTTGCATCTTCAATAGAAGGTAAGCCTGTTCCTGTGGTATCGCTCATTTAGTAATCCGTCTCTATGTAGAAATTTGAAATGTCTATTGCTACGGATGACGCTGTAGCGTTATTGCCGATCCAATGTTTTTGTGTCATCAGCGTATTCTGGACAGGGGGATTTGCAATGTTTACCACTTCGGAGTAGAATGCAGCGTCTAACCTCTCAACACTTACAGACACGTTTGCTGAGTTTGGGGCAGCAAATATACGAACCTCATAGGCAGCATTAGCCGTAGCGGCAGGAAAATTAACTCCGAGATCCGTTGTGGTAGCAGCAGTCGCACTGCGTGAGATTATCTGAAGATTAGATGAAGCTGCAATTTTCCCCACACCGATACTGTTGTTAATGGTGTCTGGGTCTATGTTTGTGGGAGCACCTGTATTTGCGGACAGTCCGACGAACATTCTTCCGGCTGCCACCTGGGAGGCTATCCCGAATCTAATGCAATAGAAAAATCCCCCCATGCCAGCAGCATTACCAAGGAAATATTGAGCATTGGCTATCCTGTATCCTGCGAAAGACCCTGCACCAGCGGCAGACACATAGCTTAACCTACGCATCTGAGTTAGAATGTTAGTTGTGGCAACAGCTCTTGCTGTAGCAGTTCCAGTAAGCACACCCCCCTGTAAGCCGATGGATGCAGAAGTAGTGGAATTACCAGCGGCAGACCACCAGCCAACCTTATTGGCGAAAATGGCAGGTTGAATAGGCCACTCTATGCCAGAGGGGCATTTAGCTACAGGAAGAATCCTGTTAGCCTTATTCCTGCTAAAGATAGTGGCCATTCCAGTTGGTGTTGTTACCGCAGTAGATCCGCTTACTGACACTAAATTCAAATGCCCATCAGCAGATCCCTCAAGATTTGAGACAGTATTGAATCCGCTTAAACCATCGCTACATTGAAGTTGATTGACCGTCCCGTTTGATGTAGTATCTACATTCTGGACAAGGGATAATCCCACATCAGATTGAGTCACTGTTATATCAGTAGAAAGAGCATGACCGTTTACTGTTCTTGTATTTGGGACACCGGCCCCACCACCAATAACCTATTCAGTGTCATAATCCGCTGTTGATGCTTTAGCCAAGACTTCAGAAGCGGCTCCTCCCTCTGGAACACCAATGCCAACAGGGCCACGAACAATAGCTGTTATATCCACCCACAGACTACTATTCCACTGCTCATAGCCTGAACCAACTGAAATGATAACATCAAGGATTCTCTCCGCTGGGAAGGAAACGAAATACGCATCCCTTGCTGCTATGTCAGCAAAGAAGTGACTGGATTTTATCGTTATGGTTCCAGAGGATAATTGTATTACTGTAAATGGCATCTAGTGTTACCTATACATACTGTGAGAAATCAATCCTGATTCCTGCACTTGCACCACCGCTGACCGCCCGTATGATAAATTTGTAGCACTGTGGAGACCCGTAGTTACTTAGAACTGTATTGCTTGGAAGCAGGGTGAATGCAAAATATGGGTATGATCCTGGAACAGCTACGTCTGCTAAATACATCGCCTCCTCATCACTTGAGGCAAGCATCAACCATTCAAGGTCTGCACCTGATCTGTTGTATATTTGAATTCCTTTCGGATAATATACCTTTGAATCAGCATCTCTCTGCACCCCGTTTGAAATGATAGATGGAACAAGCAAAGTAGCATCCGCTGTATATCCTGTTGTGTTGAGGATTACTGCGGTTACTGTGGATGCCGGGATTGATTTGGAGAACATCGTATATGATTAGTTTTCAAACCATTCTCCAATTTCCATACACAGAATGCAGGAGCTGTCTCTGGCCATTGGGGTAAATAGAGACATTGCTATTGAGCCATGCGGAAGAGCTGGAGGAAACATAAGGCAGATCAAAATGTGATAATGTCCCGGCCATATAGAGTTTACGATAAATCTTCGGAGAATGCCCGTGGCCTATTACTCCGTTTGTGACAGTTCTTTCTATAGCTGAAATTCCGCCCCTCAGACCGGTAGAGGTCAAATCTCCATGTTGAGCAAGTTCTATTCCTTTAACCTTGAATGAATCCTTCCTCGTGAGAAATTCGATGTTCTTCTTCAACTCAGGGAACATACCGAACACATATTCCTGAATGGGATTTCTCCCTTCAATCATGTGTATCGCAAGTTTCAGAGCAAGTAGATGATTCCACCGGTCGTCTTTGTAGCGGCACTCTCTCAGATAAAATTCCAGATGGTTCTCGTGGTTTCCCTCAATAAGCATCAATTTCGTTTTAGGGCAGCGTTGAACAAAGCTCCTCAGATTCATTGCCATATGATTCAGTTCTTTCTCAAGCGTAGAAAGATGATCTGGCCTCTGAATTTGTGCTTTGATATTGTTGATTGAGTGATGAGAAATAGAAGTCCCGTCAAACACGTCACCAACAAAAACACGTTCAGGTTGCAACAGATCAATCATCTCATACGTAGCATTCAGAGCATCCTCATTCGTGTAACCAGAATGATAGTCTCCCAGATACATTGCTTTTGCTTTCGCCTGCTTCACTTGCCCATTTGCAAAATACTGTTTATCCAGATCATAGAACGAGTTTGTTTCAGTATCAAATTCAATGTGCCGGATGTAGTATCGTTCAGCGTCTTCCACTTCAAGGAGAACTGCTCCGATAGTATGATCCAGTTCGCTTATTTTACCAGAACGTATCTCTCCGTATGTTTCCCCATTTGTGATTGCTCCAGTAGAGTGAATAATGTGAGGAAGCTTACCCAAAAGAACGGGACTTGTTTCAAACTGAACTTTGCTATGGGCTACAATGAAGCTCATATCGTGGCCAAGCCTGTTGATCTGTGATAGGGGGAGAAATTGTCTCGGATGAATCTTCAGATCGAGACATTTGATATTGTTGTTGAAGCGATACTCAGTTGCGAAGTAATGCTGAAACTCAAGAATCTCTGGATCATATCCTTTGTGATGGGCAAGAACGCCTCTCATAGGCAGGATCACAAGTTCTGCATTGTTTCTGGTGATGTAGCTCTGTAACGCTTTGTAGAAAGGTCGGCAGAGGGTATCACCTTCGATAGCCGCCGTTATGACATATCTTTTCTTATTCGCTCCCTTCAGGCCGTCTTTGACAATAGAGATCGACTCACGAGTAACCTGTTCTTCTTTCTCTGCTTCTGGCAAACATGCTTTCTTGAAATCAGCGAAAGACTTATACTGCTCTTTCCATGACTCGAATGGAAGTTTGGAATGCTTACGGTAGAAATCTCTTACGATTGAGTCTGTAGTTTTGTATGTCTCTTTGTAAAGAGCATCCAGTTCAATCAATTCTTTTGCAGAATCAGAAAGAGAGACCTGTTCAGTCTCTCCTTTGGTTTTTGATGGTTTCCTCATTAAGAGGATTAGTCTCAAACTCCTAAAATTCTTGCATCAACAGTAATGTCAGTATTCGAGTCCACAGACACCGCAACTTCAGTAATCAATGCTGCCTGAGCTGCTGTAGGTTGGTAGGCAAAAAACTCGGTGAACGGCAAAGCCTGAACCTCTGGCGTAGATGTAGTAATGCGAACAGTTCCGGTTTCATCGGTGGGAAGCATAATGATAATCCTCCCTATAGTGTCAACTCCGACAACAGGAAGAACCTTGAACAGGTCGGTATCTTTTTGAACGGGAAGACCTTCCCATATTCCAGCTACAGTAAAGGTAGCATCCTGGTATGTAAGAGGACGAGTAATGTCATTGCTATCAAGCGTGACTGAGAATGTAGGGTTTGTTGCCATTTCCTGTTAAACCTTGTTCTTTCTATTTTTGTGGAGTGATTGTCGATATTTCTTTAATGCTCCCATGATATCTCCCATGCTGTAACCCCTCAAAAAGAAATCACCTGTCCAACTGCCCGTTGGATCATGCACATCAACAGTAAACCACGGTGTGTAAAGATAACCTATGAATGTGTTTTTTCCATAATCAGTATCCATTGTTATAGCATAGAGATTATGTATACCAGGTATCAATCTCCAACCCGCATGAGTTAGGTCGGTATCATCGCCAGTTTCCTTGAAAAATCGTTTATAGCTGCCCATTGTATCCATATTAGTTTTTTCTCATTCGTCTAATATCAACAACGTCGGGTCAAAAATAACAATATTGTTTGCCCATTGCTCCATGTAGTATTAGTTTTTTAATACTGGAAATTTGAGTATAGAATCAACCATAGTCAATAGGGCTTTTTCAAGCTCCGGTATTTCTTTTTTCCGGAAGGTTGATGAGTATAACGGATGAACGGGTAATTTTCTTTCAAAGACGTCAGATGACTCCGGTTGACCCGATGACCAATCATTGCATACAACCCATATAGATATGCTCCTGAATTTTTTATAATACGTCACACCTATGTTGAAGATGAACATAGGTTTATCGTGCGGATAATATATTGTCCCAGTTCCATTTGCCCCCATTTGAAATTTGTATCTTGATGGTATACGCATATTGAGGAGGTATTGTTTGACTGCAATTAACAAAGCGGATTCCATCCGGTCACCATTTTGACTGTTGACTGCTATATCAAAGTTAGATAAATCCAACCCCCCGCTCTCCTGAAACTTATGAAAAAACACTTTGTAGCTCATTTTTATTTCCCCAACAGTCTCGCATCTACAACAAAAGGAATGGTTGAATCCGTAGTAAGACTGAATGACTTCACATACTGAACATACGACTGAGGGATGCTCCAGACATATTCATCTTGAAATTCAAACGTGATCGACTGAGTAGGTGAAGGAAGTTTCAGAACACTCAGGCTTACCTTGACAGTAGGAACAGTAACCAGTAAAGGATCAATCTCAGAAGCCTTTGAGACAAAGATTATCTTATAGAGACCAGTTACTTTTGTTATATCTATGGTTTCAGTTGAACCACCGACGAGTGTCGGTGTCCATTCCATTTTGTATGGGATAGCTTCCTGAGTAGAGAGACTGAGAGGGGATACATTTCCCGACCGTGGATCGATTGTTATGCTGTAAACTGGATCTGTGAGAGACATGGGATATTAGTCTTTAGGAAAGGACGATCACTGGGATTAGTCTTTGCCCTATAGCTTTTGTTGCATAGTGGCGATGGTTGCCGTCAATAATAGTCCCGTCACGATGGATAAGGATAGGGAAAAAATCTTCTCGTCTGAAATCATCCACATCCCTGTGTTCATTGCTGAGAAATGCACGAAAAGTTTTTGCTAATTGTCTTGAACTTGCATTGTCATAATCCTCCCCCTTCTGAGAAGGCTTAATTTTTAGAATTGGCCAATCTCTTACTGTAGACGCTTGATGGAGTCCTAAGTTATCAATCCAATGAGCGGCAACTTGGTTCCACATCCGCCCTAACCGTTGCCTGCCTGCTTCTTGCCAGAACTGTTCCTGCACTGTTGTTTGTTTAGCTTCAAAAAATCTTTGGTACATTGGCTGTATAAATTAGTTTTCATGCTCCTTGAATAAAACGTGTAAATTCAATTCCGGTTTCATAGACGAACCAACAAGATTTTCTCGTTTCATCCTCTTAAACAACTTGTTGGCCCAAATTTCTACAATATCTTTACCGTATGAACCATACAGTATATGGGCTATAGACCACAACGATGTATATTTGAACAGTATATCCT